CCAAACACAGGAAAGTTCCCGAAGCTGTACAGATAGTTCACCGCCTGCGCTTCAGGTAACACCAGATGATGCGAGATGATCTCCTGCCACAACGTGTTCGTTATCCCCGCAATCCTCACAATCACATTCATGGTCTGCTGGTCAAAGATGACGATTTGCGTCCCCGGAAAGACATCCGGCCACCATGTGTAAATCTGGCCCCTTTGCCCATTCCAATGAATCGCATAGATACGCGCCCGAAGCAACGTCGAATAGTCCGCATCCGACAGGACGGGACTGACTCCACCCGACGGCTGAAATGGAAGCGTTCTGCTCAGTCCGAGAAAGGTTCCCAGACGGTCCAACTGGTCGCCACGAGCGGAACCAATCGAAAATGCAAATGAAGCGGAATCGAGAAAGATGCTGATGTCCTGACCGAGATTCAACACATCCAAGAGCCATGCATTGAAGTTCGTGGCATTCTTGTAGAGCGATGTGAGAAGGCCCTGATAGTACGTCGCAGGGAAATATCTCTGCGGCGTTCCCGAGTCATACCCGCCCGTGCCGTAGCCGCCCTGATTGTAGAGGTTATTTGCCATTACGGTCCCGCCACCACATTCACAACCACGTCTGCGGCCACGCATGTCGCCACAGCATCAAAGGCAATCACAATGTCGCTTGTACCTGAAGGACTCGGAGTTGTGCCGGCAAACAGAGAAATGACGGAGAAGTTCGGCTGTGCCAGGTTTCCAGCCTGTCCCATCGCCGTCGCATAAAGTGCTGCGATGGACACAACCTGCCCGATATTCAGTGAGTTGAGATAGGCAACGATGGCGTTCTGAATCGCCGTCTCCGTGGCGGAGGTCACGGGCTGGGCCAACGGTGCCACGTTCAGCGTTACGTAGACCGTTGTCTCGGTGGCAATGTCGAACGAAATGGGCTGAACCTGCCCACTCTGCGAGTCGGTCACATTGACTGTTGTAGTCCCATTCGTATCGGCACCAAGACCATAATTATCGTAAATGGCTTGAGCAATGGCCGTTGTCGCCCCGCCCTGAACAATCATAGTGATGGAGTGCGGCGGATTGCCGTAGGAGTCTACCGTATCGTTGGGATTGTTGTATCCCGTCGAACGAGTCACCCCCGCTACCGCCGCTACTGCGGCCAGAGTCGCATTAAACGTCGTCTGAGAGGGTAGAAGCGTGCTGATGACCGCACGTGCACGAAAGGCCGCATCGGTCTCGGGATCGGTGCCGGGAGAGGCTTGTGCAGCGTTTGTTACGCCTGTCCATCCTGCCGTGGGAGTGCCGATGCCTGTGACCGTACCTATTGCTGCGGTAATCGGCCCGGTATTCTGCGCCGTCGCTGTCACGGTGACATTGCCGCTCACGCCGATGGTGACTGAAGCAGGAAGGTTCCAGACATTCCCCGCCGTGTCGTACACTGTCCCATTTGTGATGACCGTGCCATTCGTTCCCGTGAGCGTCACGGATACCGTGGATGCGGTGGCCGGGAGTCGCTGAATTCCGAGGTTGGCATATTGCGCATCCTGTCCTACGCCGGAATTGGAGAACAGACCAAAGGAATTCAGGACTGCAGCGCCGAACTGCGCGAGGTCGGAAAGCATCAATGCAACCGCGCTGATCCACTGATAATCAGCGTCGGAGGCTGTAAGACTCGCATTCGCCGGATAGATGGAAAGGTACTTCTGTACCAGCGTGGCCTGATAAGTGAGAAACGATGGCACGACAGGACCATTCGCCGTGAGTTGAGGGGCCACATACGCAGGAGTGCTCAAGCCGCACCTCCTGTATTCGTCACCGTCAGGGGTCCGAACTGCGTTGTGACATAGCAGACGAAAGCCAATGCCCGCGTCGATGGGTCAAAGACGATACTCTGCATGACCGCCGTCAGGACGTAGGGAACCGACAGAATCACCTGAATCAATGCCGCGCTGATGGCAGCGAGAGATGACGGAGAAGCCGAAGAGCCGAGAATGGACTGAAACCACGGCGTCCCGACCAAAGCGTTCTCCCACCACTCACCCTGAAACAACAGCAGAGACGTGTAAATCTCCTGCTGTACGGCGTCGAGGTCCACGAGGAAGTCAGACGCCGAATTGGTATATACGGGGTCGTTATTAGGGCCAAGCGCTCGGACTGAGTAGGTAGACATTTACTCGGCCTCCAGTACGACGGTCACGCTGTTTGATGGCGGCATGGGTCCGGTATAGCCGTTCGACTGCATCCATGGAAGAGCATCGTTCAAAATCCACTGGTAGAGCGCATTCGTCGCCAGATACTGCGGATTGTTGGCCGGCGTCACCACGGATACTCCCCCTTCTGACAGGTTCAGTTTCACATTGCCGTCATCGGAACGCAATTCCAAATGGTCAGTTGGGAAGTCATTGAATCGGCGTGGCTGGCTCCACAGGCCCATGACGGCTACGGCATCGGAAAGATTGTGCCTCCGTCTCCTGAGCTGCTTCTGTACCCCTCCAGACTGCTTCCACGCGCTGATACAGGCGTCCGAAAAGATCAATAGACATTCATCCCCCGGATTGACTGGCGAGAGCACAGAGAAGCCTCCAGAGCGCAGGAACATTACCGGGACGGTCTGGAGCGGTGCGATAGATACCGTCTGTTTCTGCGCCGTCAGCGGAGGAAGGCCGTTCGGCTGAGGGACAGGAACTCGGACGTTCTCCTGAATGGCAATCTGCACCGTCGCCAGTTGGGTGGACGGGTCGAAGGATTGGATGATGCCCGGTATGGCGACACGCAGCTTGCACCCAAACTGCCAGAGGGTATCGAGCAGCACCGAGAGTTCGTCGAATGTCCTTTCCTGAAGTGAAATCATGATGAAAGGTAATCCCCCAATCCATCCTGCCCCAGCAAGGCAATCGCGCTACTCACGGAGGTAATCCCCGTCACATGCGTTAACCATTCATTGCCGCGCGTGTCTCCCGTGTGGCGTACCCCCACAACGACGTAGGTTCCCGTCTGAGGCAGCGGACGCGGCGGAAGCGACCCGATGACCAACGGAGCCAATTCAAGCGCTGCAAGGTCAACCTGGGCCTGAGAAAGCGGTACTGTGACATCCATACGCGGGTCCATCAGTACCGTCCAATCGGCGCCGAGCAATGTCTGCTTTGGCGTTCCGATGAGAGTCAGACTCACTCCCGATGGAGCGGTCTGAGGAGTGCTCCCCGGAGAGAATTGAGGTGCATACGATGCAACCACAGGCCCGATATTGTCCGTCAGCGATGCCATACTCAATCCATTCTGACTCAGCCAGCACAACAGTCCTGACTCCTGCGCCACACCGTACATGGCGTCATAGGGGTCACCAAACACTGTGACGGGATAAGGGTCTTTTGTCAGGCTTGTGTTGTCCAGCGCATCGATCGACTGCGGAGTATATGGAATCGGAATGATGGCGTTCTTGGCGATAAATTCCGCCTGAGCCCGCGCGGTCTGAAGAGGCGTGCCAGTGTTGTTGATGAAGTTGTTCGTTCCCAGAATCCGTCCCTGAATACATCGCAGGGTCAGAACGAAATCAACCACATTCTCCCGCGTGAAGATGGGCTGGAAAATTTCTCCTTGCCAGATGACGCCTGAAGATCCATTCAGGTATCCCGCCTCGACCGTAACCGTCGCGCCTTCGGAGATGATGAGGTTGGAGAGAATCTTTCCCTGTGACGGTCCATAGGGTATCGGTCCATCGCAGTTGTATATACGGATGACAGAGTTCCAGAACGTCCTCAGAGCTACTTTCTCGATGTCGAATGTAAACCGTAAGGCTTCCGGCTCCCACGCCGAATCGGAGACAACAATGTTCTCAAGCGGCGCTCCGGGGCTCGTCTGCGCCTGCACCGTCAGCCGATACGACCGGCCAAAGAGGGACGTGGGGAGAGTGCTCACAGAGAATCTCCCCAGATGAGCGTGAACTCCGTCGTCAGATTGTCGGCAGTCGGAGAGACGGAATCCGTCTGCAATGCATTCTGCCCCGTCGCAAGAAGGAACAGAGAGCCGATTTTCAGGTATCCGAACTGAGACAGAAGATTCGCCGCCGGATATGCTCCGGTCACCAGCGGGAGCATGGAGATGAGCAGATTGTTTGCCGCATCGGAAATGGACATCAGCCATTGTCCAGCCGAGACGGACCACTGCACCGCCAGATTCACGATGAGCGGATTCCCGTCCACAGTCAGGTTAAGCTGCATGGTCTGATTCAGCGCGGAGGTGAGAGGCACTTCCTGATAGCTCATCGCGCCCCCATGTACTGCTCGAAACTAATAGTCTTCCGCGTTCTCGGATACCAAAATAGAGGGAACAATCTAGACGATCCGCGGCGCAGGGCGGATTTCAAGAGCGCAGTCTTGGTACTCTCCTCAATATCAGACGACGTGATGACGGCCAAGTTGACTCGCGGGCACGCTTCTAGATTCCTGCGATTCACGCGCTTGCTGAGTATCACCCAATAGAGCGTTCCACCGTTCGTGCGAATCCTGTCTCCCCTCTTCGGAAAGTCGCCATCTGAGCAATCCAGATAAATCTTGCGCACGCGATTGGGAGTATCGCTCAATAGAGAAGCCCTCCCGTATAGACCGATGAAAGACTTCCTCCGGGCACATAGTTCTCTCCCGTTGCCCCATACCCATCCAGCAGGCCACTGGGAACCGATACACCCGAAGTGACGCCGTAATTGCCCAGAGATGTGGATTCCGGCCGGCTTGAGTTCTGCGCCAGTGGCTGCGTCGATACCGAAGCGAGAATGAGTTGCTGAAACGTGATCGTCGCCCGCAGCGCATGCAGCGTCGTCACATCATCCGGCACAGAGATATGCGAGATAAGCATTTGCTGATAGATGTCCAGTCTCGTGGACAGCGTGAAGGATGTTCTCGCCAAAGCAAGCGCCTTGAACTTCTGATACGCATTGACGCTCTTCGAGCCTGCCGTGTTCCACATCCCCGGCGAGTAGGAATCCATCGTGTCCGACATGCCAATTTCGAGTGTCACCGTCTGCGGCTGCATGTAGGCATGGTCCACGATGTTCGTACCCGTCAGCACCGGATTCTGCGTCAAGGTCATTTCAAGGTCGTGCTGCAGAGTAAACACCGCATCAGGGACGTAGATGTTTCCGTTCTGATCGATGAGGTACGTCAGCGCCCCTGCGGCCCACTCAGGCGGCCTCCACGGCCCCGCAGGAAAAGCGGAAGGCAGATTGCCATTGGCGAGGCTCTGAATAGATTTAGAGACAGCCAGAGCGGACGCAGGAATATTCAGGATATTGATACCGGACATGGAAGCGAGAAAGCTGCCCATTACTGATATGCCCCCCCTCCGGTCTGCGCCAGCTTCTTCTGTGTCTCAAACTGCATTCCGTCCTTGATTGCTTTGGCATGCTGCTGAGGCGTCAGATTCGGTGCGCTCTGAATGATGACTTTATCGATGTGAACCTGAGCAGCCATCACTCTCTGCGCATATGCCTTGTTTTGCGCCGGGTCTTTACTGCCGTAGTAATGTTCTAGCGCTTTTTCCTCTGTGCCGTACTGCTTCATCAGCATCGCAAGATACTTGATGCCACCGTAGATGTTTGATTCTTCCTTTGTCGGGTCCACGCCAAGCATCTTTGCCGTCTCCGGCTGAAGCTGAAACATTCCCGTAGCATGAGAACCAGGAACGGGAGACATGAGAGGCTTGCCCGACGCGTCAAACTGCCTGTATCCGCTCTCCACTTGAGCGGTCGCAAGCGCGATGGAAGGGTCCAGCCCAAAATACTTGGATACTGCCGCGATTGCATTCTTGATCACTTTCTCTTTGTCTGGGTAGAGGAAATCATGAATCGGCTTAATAATCTTCTGAATCGGCGCGATTTCCTTCTTGACGTTCTCATCGCCCTCTTCGGCGTAGAAGAACTCTTTGAGCGCCCCTAATTTGTCGCCCTTCTTCCAGTCCGTCGCGCCCTGTATGACATGACCAAGAGAACTTGGCAGGGCGGGTTGGCCGCCTTTCGCCAGCAGGCCGCTCGCGTTGATTCTGTCCATCAGACTCTTGATGCCGCCCGCTAAATCGTTCACAGCCTCCGTGATGGAATCAATGCTGAGTTTCGCGCCCTTCAGCTTCGTGTCCCCGGTGAGAATGCCGATGCTCTGCACGATTGCGGTGCCTACTTCAGTAGCAGCATTCTTGACTTTGATCCAATCGGAATACATCTCCATCAGGAAGTCGTGGACCTTCTTCGCCGCGGTTTCCATGACGCGCGGGAGATTGTCTCTCAGCCAGTCGTTGAAGCCGTGGAAACTCTTCGTCATCTCTCCAAACTGCGGGAAGAAGTCTTTGAACAAGTCCGAGACAAACGCAAACGAACCGTACTGCATGATGACGCCGAGCCGTTGAAACTCGAAGCGCAGATTGCGGATGCCAATCATGTTCTGCTCGAATCCCTTACCCATCCCCGCAGTCATGATTTCCTGATCCTTGAATAGCTGCATGGCACGCGCATGAAGTTCCGGGTCCCATACAATCTGATCGAGCGATGCCCCGAGCGCCTTCATGGTAATAGACAACTCGCGCCCAACGGCCTGCGTTGTGAACATCCGTAACGCAAACAGGCGATAGCTCTGGTCAGCCATCGCTACTTTGTCAATGACCCCCGCAAGCCCTGCACCAAGGCCGATAAATACGCCCGTAGTCGCCGTGCCCCAATTCAGGAGCTTTCCAGCCGTGGCCCCAATCATCGACTCGACGCTGCGGCTGGTATTGCGCAAGGCTCCCTGAAAGCGCGATAGACTCGCGCCGTCGGGCGCCCACTTAAGTTGGACAAGGTACGACTCAAGCACCGACTCTGCCATGCGCTTCTCCTAGTGCTTGAAATAATTCGAGAAGGTCATCGATGACGTAGGTGCCATCGTACAACTCGTGCTGCTGCCAGAATCTCTGTATGACCGGCTGCATCATGAGTCGTCTCCATTCCGCTTCCCCTATTGCTTCTCTTCCGTTTTCGCCTCTTTCAAGGCGCGTTCGAAAAAAGGGGCTAAGTTAAACCCTATCGCCTGAAACATCAGGTCAAAATACGCCATCGAGTCCGACGCCAGAAGTTCGTCCACAACCTTACCCGATGCATGACGAACGGGAACAGGCAACGCCGTATCAGGGCTGAGGAAGAACGTCTTCGCAAATACCTTGTCGGCAATCTGCTGAAATTCCGTCTCGGAGATAGCTGCCAGCGCATCGTGCAGGTCCGGCGTCTTCATCCTTGCCGAGAAGAAAAACCACAGCCATGCGCCATCCTGCACAGAGAACTTCTCGACGCGATAGGTGCGCCCTTCAATCGTGAAGTCTTTGAACGTCTCGCGCATCTATCACCCCAACGGATTCACGCCCTGCTGTACGACTCTTGCGCAGAGCAGCGCCCATGTTACGTTCGCGCCGTCCTTCGCAAACGGAATGTCCGCAATCTTCGTCGGAGAGATTCCGTAGCAGAGGAAAATCAGGCCATTGTAGACCGCCGTGAACTGCGCCGTGCCAGCCACGAAGTTCGAGACGTTGCCGCCGTCCGCCTGACCCGTCAGCGTGTTCATCACGTTGATGAGGTAGGAATGAAGAGGCGAGGTTTCCTGAAGCTCCAACTCAAGCTCGCCGTTCGAACCGGCAATGTAGGTCTGCATTACGGCGCCGTCCGAGGCCACAGCCTGAGCCGCGCGTTCCGTCCGCATCCTGACGGTGAGGCGGTCTGCGCCAAGTTCGCCAGCAAGAACGAACGGAGGAAAGCCGGGGAAGTTCAACACTCCCACAAGGTCTTTGAACGAATAGGTGTAGACGCCATTTGCCATTCAGCTTACCTCTGATCGTAGATTCCGATGGTCACGCTTTGCACCGCTCCAGCCTCAATGATCGAAACGTAAATCGGCATGGACTGACGATTCGCAAACACCGAAGCCGCCGCCGTCGAGTAGCTGGCAGATTGCACCAGATATCCCTGCGGCAAGGTCTGGCCGGCCTTCAGATTCAACACGGTCGGTCCAGTCCATGTCCGGTTCGTGGTTGCAATGAATCCAATGCCCACCGACTGTTCGCACGCCTGAACGCAAGCATTCAGCAATGTCTGCTGTCCTGCATCCGTCTGCGGAACAGACGGGACGGAAGTCAGCGCATTCATCACGTTGTACTGGAGATTCGAGGTCAGAATGTCGAGATTGATGATCTCGTCGATGTACTGACCGTTGGGCAGAATTCCCGGCATCAGGACGTTGAACGTCGATGCGAAATTGGAGTACACGTTGCAGTTGTTGCCGGTGATGTTCGTGTAGTACGTCTGGGCCGAGCCGCCCCACACCGCCGTCTCTGCCGTGATGCCCGTCAGGGGTTTCAGGGCTGCGGTGAAGTAGCTTCCAGCAAGTCCGGTAGTCAGGCCGCAGATCATGCCCATCATCGCGCAGGCCGCATAGGCATTGTTCGGCGCCGCGCCGCTTTGCGTAGTCGAGTAAATCAACGCCATGCGGCTGTAGTTGTCCGCCTTGAGCGTTGCCGCGATGTTCCCGGCCACGTTGTTAAGAACGTTCGCCGAGGAAGTCAGGCCGTAGCCCATAACTACCGGCTGATAGCTCTGCGCCCACGCTGCCAGAGCCTCATTGTCGGAATCAAGCGCAGTCAGAGACGTGAATCCGTACCACTCCGTTGAGGCAAGACGGCACGCCTGTACCGCATCGAGCGGAGTCTCGCCGATAGCAGTCACGTTGACGGTGAGGCCAGTGCCTACGCTCGGACTGATGGCCGTAGTCGTGTCGCCGGTGGCGATGGCGTATCCAGTGCCGCCTTGCACCAAAGCAATCGCGCTCGGAACTCCACCCGTTTCCGCTGTCACTTTGCCAATTCCGTAGCTGGCGCCGGCGTAGACGATGTTGAACTGATCTCCTACCGCCCATCCCGTTCCTGCTACGTCGATAGCCAAGCCTGTGTCGGCAATCGCCGTCAAATCCTGACGGCCAATCCACACATACGGCGGTGCCGGGGTTTGTGCGAAATATTCGCTGGCTCCAAGATACTCAGGCGATGAAGTCGTGAAACCGTCCGTAATCATCTGCGAAAGCAGGCTGTACTGACGGAGACGAGAGTTGACTCCATAGGAAGGAATGACGGTCGATGTGCCGACGATGAGCCCTTGATTGTAGGGCGGAGGCGTACCGAGCTGGCCCGTCAACTCGACGATCACATCGACAATATCGGAAAGCGGAAGAGTCGAAATTGTCACTCTATTTCACCTCGAAGTCGGCTAATGTCCCAGTTGCATCATTCACCACAATTTCCGTGGATGCAACAATATTGACCGCCCTTGTTTCCGCCACCTGCTCATAGAACCGTCCAACCATGTGGCTGCGGTTGAACCATTGCTTATTGATGAGTTCTGGAAGCCTCATGGGGCGGTCGAACGGAGCTACCGCGAACAGATTGAACGGAATCAACTGCCAGCGGAAATAGTCGGTAAACATGGATGACCTGACAAGCCGTGCCCGGTCAAAGCTGTTCGGCCCGTAGAACGTCCAAGTACACTCCCAGATGCGAGTGTAATATTGCACTAAATCAATCTGCGTCGAAGTCTGAGAGCCGGGAAGCTGGCTGCGCATCTCGTCGTACAACCCGCCGCGCTCCACCATCGCCACATAGCAGATGTCGGTATTGATGTCCTCAAAGGGCTGGCCCTGCCCCTGCCATGCCACTCTTACCTGAGACTGCTGATTGCTGGCTCCCTGTATGCCCAAGGCGAGCGCCGTAAGAGCCTGGATGACCTGAGAGGCCACCCCATCCGTCAACGCCGTAGAACTCAACGTAGAGCCGTCAGGCCACGTTGTCACAGTCGGAGCCGGAACAGGGATAGGGAATGAACTCACTGGAACCACTCCACGATGACGATTCCGTTCGCTCCGCTGCCGCCTGCCGAGGAAGTGTTCGACGAACCGCCGCCGCCGCCCGATCCGTAGGCTTCGCCGTTCGACCCGTTGCCAGTCGTGCCTCCATAAAAACCTCGGCCACCACCGCCCATGCTGGACGCGCCACCGGAGACTCCAGCAGAAGTCGAGTTTGATGTACCCGTAGAACCGTCTCCGCCGTTCGTTGAATCCGCATCTCCATTCGTGGTGGTTCCACCCGACCCGCCATAACCCGCACTAGTCGCACCGCTATACCCGCCATAGCCGCCATAGCCGTACACGG